CATAACCCTTCCCCCTGCCCCCCTGATCCCCCAATCTTTCTGGAAACCCCCTATTTTAACTAGGTGCTAATTCCCTATTCTGTAAACAATCGTGGTAAATCAATAGGTTAACGCTATGTATTGCCCCTTGTCCGGTGTAATATGAACGACCTATGGGGCAAGAGCATAGGGGGGCATGGACCACTGGGGGGTGTACCGTACGTTATATACCACCAATGACAGATTTGGGGAAAATACAAGTGTTTTGTACTTTTGGGTCAATGTAGTAAACAGTTTGGGGGGCGGGGTCTATGATGTCCACTAAAGGGACAGGTCTCTATAAGAACCTTTATAGGGTGGTGTCCCTTTAAGGCGGCTAAAATGGGGTTAAATGGTACCTCACTGTTTTAAAGGCTACAGAGGGGGCTACACAGGCGTTAGCTCTCCAGGCTACCCTTGCCTACCACAAGCTTATAGAAGCCCTCTGAGTGCCCTCTGAGAGCCTCTGAGAGGCATAATGTAGGTTTAGGGAGATGTGAACCACTGGGTGGCAGGTTTAGGTGGAATAAATCTTATATAAAATAAAAAACCCCTCATCAGGGCTTGACAAGGGGCGGGCATAAGTGGTAAATTAGGGCGTAGCCCTAGCTTGAAGGGATAGAACGATGAACTTCGTTAGTCAGGCCATAATGAATCTCTTGAAGTACTTCATCGTGTTAGTTCTTTAAGAACCCCTAAGGTACCTTAAGGTAGCCTTAAGTATATTATTATCTCTTTTATAGAGTAATAAGCTTAAAGCTTAACCATAAGGTCCCATAGAGTGTACTCTATGTATCTCATAATGTATTATATAGGAGGAGGTTCAGATTTTTCAAGAGGGAGGGATAAATTTATTTTTTGTCGTCCCCTTAACAAGGTTTACCTTGACATCGGTGAGGGTAAAGATATAACTAGGACAACACTATGAATTACTATATCGACGACGATGTTCTTGGCGAGTTCTACAGGGCCTTGGCATCAGGCAAAGAGAAGGCTCTTCGTCGTATCCACATCCCCAGATCAGATGTTTTCTATGTTAGGGAAGCAATCTTTCAAGACACTGGGACTAAATATTCCTTAGACAGAGTTGAGAGAGCGATGTACCTTGAGGGTCACCTTAAGGCTTCTGATGTCTTCGAACCAGACAGAAAGAGAGATTGGGAATGATCCTTCAAGGTACCAAGAAATATCCTGTCAGGGAAGTTGTTCTGCATACGGCAGCTACCCCTGGTTCTTGGGCTTTGGGTAAGACTCTTGATGAGATGACCCAAGAGATTCGTCGTTGGCATGTTGTCGATAACGGGTGGAAGGATATTGGGTACCACAGGGTCTTTGGGCCTCTTGGTGATACCTGTTTGGGGAGAAGCTTGTGGACCATTGGGTCTCATGTTCGGGGTCATAATGCAGGTACTATTGGTCTGTGTCTTATTCCAATTAAGACTATTACCAAAATGGGGAAGCCTGAAGATTACTACACTCCAGACCAAATTAATGCTGTAAAAGAATATATCAGAGAGATGTCCGATCTGACAGACATTCAGAAGGTAAGTGGACACAATGAGTATGCAGCAAAGCTTTGCCCAGGGTTTATTGTTAAGACGGAGGACTGGCTGTAATGGCTGATCAACCTTGGCATCTGAGTAAATCTGTTCCGATTACTTTTGTCTTTACCATCTTCATGCAGACTGTTACTTTGGTTTGGTTTATTTCCAGCCTTAATAACAATGTGCAGAATAACTCTAGAGAGTTGGTGAGACAGGATACTCGTATTACCGGTATTGAATCTGTAGTTCAAACCCAGGCAGTGACCCTAGGTCGTCTGGATGAAAATATCAAAGCCATTAGAACTGCAGTAGAAAAGATGGCTGATGGTAACTAAAGTTAAGACATGGAAACGAGAGACTGCGATAGTCATGCTGCTAGGATTAAGCTATGTTGTATTCACAGGTGATGTTAGCATGGTTGAAGTCTTGGTCTGGCCTATCTTCTCGTTTGCTGGTCTTGCCTTTGGTCTTGATGTCTACTCTAACGCTAACGGGATGCGGAATGTCCCCACTTTCTCTTCTTCCAGGGGGAGGGACCAACGTAGCAGCGAACACCCAGTTAGGCCAACAGAACAACCAGACAGTTGGCATGTCAACCGTGCAGGAGTTTGGAACCCAGACAGCAACGGCGGAAAAGGTTAATACATCTCAGGGGCAGACTACAAGGGTTAATGCTACTGAGGTTCAGACCGTTGTTGTTAATGAGGTACCCTCCTGGATTGTTCTATTACTGGTCGTAGGGTGGCTGATGCCAAGTCCAAATGAAATAGGAAGAACTGTTAGGGGTTGGTTTCGTGCCACGTAATTACAGAAAAGAATACGACGCTTATCAAGGAACTCCTGAGCAGAGAGCACGTAATGATGCTCGTAAGACTGCTAGACGTAAACTTGAAAAGTCTGGTAAAGTTTCTAAAGGTGACGGCAAGGATGTTGACCACAAGAATGGTAACCCTAAGGACAACTCCAAAAAGAACCTAAGTGTAAAGTCCCCTTCTAAGAATCGTTCCTTCCCTCGTAATAAAAAAGCAGGTAAGAAATAATGGCTCCACCTGAACGAGTAAAAAATCAAATGAAGAAAGAGGGTCTTTCAGGAGTAAACAAGCCTAAAAGGACTCCCGGCCATAAGACTAAATCTCATGCAGTTATGGCCAAAGAAGGGGACACCTATAAACTTGTTCGCTTTGGGCAGCAAGGTGTTAAGGGCGCAGGGGACAACCCTAAAACCGCTAAAGATAAAGCGCGTAAGAAAAGTTACTACGCCAGACATGATGCTCAAGGTAAACCTACTAGCAAACTTTCTGCAAAACACTGGTCCCATAGAGTGAAGTGGTGAGTTACTATGCCAGTGTGGTGTAGTGGTAGCGCGACAGTCTCCAAAACTGTAGGCTAGGGTTCGATTCCCTGCTCTGGTGCCAAATAAAGGACTTAAAATGAAAATTGGACTTATGGTTGGGGCTGTCCCTGACGTTGACCCAAAGAACAAGAAACGTGCTACAGAGTACTGGATGTACGGTGCCACCCCTGAGGAGCTTGCAAAGGCTTGGGGCATCGACAAGGGTATGGCTGAACTCAAGAAGTGTACCAACTGTGAGTACTTTGATAACCGTAAGTACACCCTGAAGGCCCTAAAGGCTGATTCGACAATGGGTGCTTGCACTAAATTTAAATTCGTATGCAGCGGTGAGGCAGCTTGCCAAGCTTGGGACTGTGTATCTGAAAAGTGGGAAGATGAAGACTATGGCTAAATATGACGATATGACCTTCGGGAAGGCTTTCGCTGCAGCCCGCAAGGAAAAGGGTAAGGGTAAGACCTTTACTTGGAAAGGCAACAGCTACACAACCGACCGTGCTGATGATAAGAAATCTTCCGGTGGTTCTAACACTGACTCTGTAATTAGCCGTGCAAGTGCAGCCATTGATCGTGCAGAAGCTGCAGACAGACCCACTGTGCGACCTAAGTCCCGCCCTGCAGGATTGGGTGGTGAAGCCCCTCGTGTACGCCCTCAAGCCCGTCCTGCAGATTTGAGAACTCGTAACGAACCTACAGCCACTAAGGTAGAAACCCCTAAGGTAACTACAACTTCTTTGGAGCCAAGTGGTCAAAGAGCCAGTACTGCAACAAGAATCTTGGCTAATGTTACGATTGATGACTGGGCAAAGATGTCCCCTGCAGAGAGACGTGAGATGGGTCTCCCAAACAGCCGTGGTGCAGCTCGGGAAATGCTTGCAGGTGAGACTACTGGAAGCTCGACTGGCTCAAGAGGTCGTCGTCCAGGTGGTAGCACAGCTCGTGGTATGGCTGAAGGTGGTATGGTTAAAAAGTCTGGTTATGCTATGGGTGGCATGGTGACTAAGATGGGTTATGCTAAAGGCGGTATGATTAAAGCTAACTGCGGTGCTTCCATGAAGCCAACTCAAAAAGGTACTAAAAAGTGAAAGAACCCCGAGCAAGCACACCTATCTTAAAAGTTGTAACTTCGGCTGTACGCTCGGTTTTCTACACCTGCCCACCTAACTGTAGGGCTAAGATACCTTTGATCTACATGGTTAACGCTAACGGCACTGTTTCTATGACCCTCGAAATCTATAAGGCTGCAGCAGATACTCACTTTTTTATTCAAAAGGGGAAGAACCTAACCTTAGGGGAGTCTATCCAACTGTCAGACGGGTACATTGTGCTAGAGCCTGGAGACAAGCTCGAATTAACTTGTACAGGTGCTACTGTAGATGTTGATGTGCTTTGTACTGTTGAAGAAACCTTTATTCCGGTGGGTTAAATGAAAAAACCAAAGTCAAAAGTAAACGAAGCGGGTAACTATACAAAGCCTACAATGCGCAAAGCCCTCTTTGAGTCTATTAAGGCTGGTAGTAAGGGTGGTAGCCCTGGGCAGTGGAGTGGGAGGAAAGCTCAGATGCTTGCTAAGCAATATAAAGCTAAAGGCGGAGCTTACAAGTGAAGGCCTCTCAGAAAAGCCTTAAGAACTGGACCAAGGAGCAATGGGGGACTAAGTCTGGCAAACCCTCTACCCAAGGTTCAAAAGCTACAGGGGAGCGTTATCTCCCTAAAAAGGCTAGGGAGTCCCTTAGCGACAAAGAGTACGCAGCGACCAGCGCAAAGAAACGTGCCGACACAAAGAAAGGTAAGCAATTCTCCTCTCAACCAAAAAAGATTGCACAGAAGACAAAGAGGCATAGGTCATGAGTAAGAACCTTACGGAAAAACAGTCAATGTTCCTTGAGGCTCTCTTTGGGCCTGCTAAGGGTAACTACGTGTTAGCAAAGCAGATTGCTGGCTATGCCGAAACGGTGGCAACATCTCAGGTCGTAGAACCTCTTAGGGATGAGATTGCTCTTCGTACCCGTAACTTCATCTCTGAGAACGGACCTAAGGCTGTCTGGGCTATGATGGACATCATGGAGAACCCTACAGACCTTGGGAACAAAGAAAAGATGGCCGTAGCAAAAGACTTCTTGGACCGTGCAGGGTTCAAAGCTTCGGACAAAGTTGAAGTGTCCTCAAGCTCCCCACTGTTTATCCTCCCAGAGAAAAAGTCTAAGGACGCTTGACAGCATTTTTAGTTTGTGTTATAAATGGGTATGAAAAAGAATTGGGTACTTCCTAAACCAGACCTCGTAGGGGACACGTATGTGTATCACCCCGTTGTTCGTGTAGGCAGGGTAGTACCTTTTGGGTACGAGCAGGACCCAGATGACCCAGACATACTACTCCCAATTCAAAAAGAACTAGAACTCCTAGAGCAGGCCAAGAAACACCTTAAGCAATACAGCCTCAGAGCTGTGGCAGACTGGCTAAGTCATGAGAGTGGTAGGAGCATTTCTTACTCTGGATTAAGAAGTAGGATTAAACTTGAAGAATACCGTAAGAGAGAAGCTGCAAATCAACGGTTCCTTGCCCAAAGGTACAAAGAAGCCCTCGAGAAAGCCGAAAAGCTCGAAAAGCAACGTATCTGTGGAGCAAGTGTCAGAATCCCCAAAGACGTGGGCGGTACCACTTCCTGAGCCAATTGACATTGCTAAAGCTCAAGAAGTAATCTTTAAGCCTAACCCTGGTCCTCAGACAGACTTCCTAAGTGCAAGTGAGCAAGAGGTTCTGTACGGGGGTGCTGCTGGTGGTGGTAAGAGCTACGCAATGCTTGCAGACCCCGTACGCTACTTCAACAACCCTCTTTCAAAGGCACTTCTGGTTCGTAGGTCTACAGAAGAACTAAGAGAACTGATTTCTGTTAGTAAGCACCTTTATCCCCAAGCAATCCCTGGCATTAAGTTTCTTGAAAGAGAGAAAACTTGGATTGCCCCCTCTGGTGCTACTCTGTGGCTTTCCTACCTTGACAGAGACGATGACGTTACGCGCTACCAGGGTCAGGCTTTTAATTGGATTGGTTTCGACGAACTTACACAGTGGCCTAGCCCTTACGCTTGGAACTACATGAGGTCTCGTCTCCGCACTACTGCAGCCTCTGGTCTTGACCTTTATCAGAGAGCCACCTCTAACCCTGGTGGTGCAGGACACAGCTGGGTGAAGAAGACCTTTATTGACCCTTCCCCCTACAATACCTCTTTCTGGGCAAAAGACCCTGATACGGGAGAGACGCTGGCTTGGCCTAAAGGTCACAGTCGAGAAGGTGAGCCACTCTTCAGAAGAAGGTTTATCCCTGCTACTCTTTTTGACAACCCTCACCTCGCAGACGATGGGATGTATGAAGCTAACTTGCTCTCCCTACCAGAGCATCAGCGTAGGCAGCTTCTGGAAGGTGATTGGTCTGTTTCAGAAGGCGCTGCATTCTCAGAGTTTAACTCAAGCCTGCATGTAATCGAGCCTTTTGAGATTCCCTCTAACTGGGCAAAGTTCAGGTCTGCGGACTACGGGTATGGTTCTAACTCAGGTGTCTTGTGGTTTACTGTTGTACCCCACACAGAGCAGATCATCGTGTATCGTGAGATGTATACCCACAAGGTGACTGCAGTAGACCTCGCTGATATGATTCTTGAAGCTGAGACTGGCGACAAGATTAGGTACGGGGTCTTGGACTCTTCTCTCTGGCACAACAGAGGTGATACTGGCCCATCCCTTGCAGAGCAAATGATCATGAAGGGTTGCCGTTGGCGTCCAGCAGATCGCTCAAAGGGTTCTAGGGTTGCGGGTAAGAACGAAGTCCACAGAAGACTTCAGGTAGATGAGTACACAGAAGAGCCAAGAATGGTTATCTTCAATACCTGTAGGCATCTTATTTCCCAACTCCCAAGCCTACCTCTAGATAAGAATAATCCTGAGGATGTAGACACAAAGTCTGAGGATCACCTTTACGATGCTCTTCGCTATGGCCTGATGAGTAGACCTAGAAGTAACATCTTTGACTATGACTCGAATGCTCACAGGAACAAGTTTCAACCCGCCGACAAAGTAATGGGATACTAAAATATGGAAGAAGAATTTGCAAACGAGGAAGGCTTCGAAATGGAAGCTCTTGAAGATGCAAAGGAAGAAGCCTTTTCAGACCCTAAGTCAGGTCGGATTGTCTCTTATGTCGAGGAGCGTTACAACAAGGCTGACACTGCACGGTACAGTGAGGAAGCTCGTTGGCTTGAGGCTTACAGAAACTACCGTGGTATCTACGGACCAGATGTAAAGTTTACTGACACAGAAAAGTCTCAGGTCTTTGTAAAGGTCACCAAGACAAAAGTTCTTGCTGCCTACGGTCAGATTACAGAAGTCCTTTTTGGCAATAACACTTTTCCCCTTTCGGTAAATCCCACTACCCTTCCTGACGGTGTTGAGGATAGCGTACACATCGAGACCAACCCGCAGCTTGAAGAGGCTGAAGGTCAGTTTGGTGCTAAGCTTCTCCCAGGAGAGACCATGCAGGACCTCCGTGAGCGTCTTGGTGGTATGCGTAAAGAGCTTAGCCCTGTGGGTGAGAAGCTCAAGGCAGGTCCAGGTACAGGCCCGACTCAGGTCACCTTTGAGCCTTCCATGATTGCAGCTAAAAAGATGGAAAAGAAAATCCACGATCAGATTGATGAGTCGAAGGGGAAGAAGCACCTACGCTCTGCTGCCTTTGAGTGTGCTTTGTTTGGCACAGGCATTATGAAGGGTCCCTTCGCTGTAGACAAGGAATACCCCAAGTGGAATGAGTCAGGTGAGTACGAACCCCTGATCAAGACTGTCCCTCAGATCACCTCTGTATCTCTCTGGGACTTCTACCCAGACCCTGACGCTAACAACATGGAAGAAGCTGAGTACATTATTGAGCGCCATAAGATGTCTCGGTCTCAGCTCCGCGCCTTGAACAAGCGCCCCTTCTTTCGTGAGAATGCCATTAAAACTGCGATCACCATGGGTGAGAACTTCACCAAGGAGTGGTGGGAGCAGGTTATGGAGGATGACAATCAAGAGGTTGGTACAGAACGCTTTGAGGTCCTTGAGTTCTGGGGTAACGTAGATGTCTCCATCTTGGAAGAGCATGACATTACAATCCCTAAGAATCTCCGTAAAGAAGAAGAGTTGTCTGTAAATATTTGGATTTGTAACGGTCAGGTTCTGCGACTTGTTATGAACCCCTTCACTCCTCGGGTCATCCCTTATTACGTTGTCCCTTACGAAGTAAACCCTTACTCGATGTTTGGTATCGGTATTGCTGAGAACATGGCAGACACTCAGCTGCTCATGAACGGCTTCATGCGTATGGCTGTAGACAACGCTGCACTGTCTGGAAGCCTCTTGATCGAAGTGGATGAGACTAACCTCGTCCCAGGCCAGGATATGTCCGTCTATCCAGGTAAGGTGTTTCGTCGTCAGGGTGGTGCCCCAGGCCAAGCTATCTTCGGTACAAAGTTCCCTAACGTGTCTAACGAGAACATGCAGATGTTTGATAAGGCCCGTGTGCTTGCTGATGAGTCTACAGGATTCCCCTCCTTTGCTCACGGTCAGACAGGTGTCTCTGGTGTAGGTAGAACAGCCTCTGGCATCTCTATGCTGATGTCCGCAGCTAACGGCTCTATTCGTACTGTGGTTAAGAACATTGATGACTATCTCTTGGCCCCTCTTGGCAGAGCCTTGTTTGCATTCAACATGCAGTTTGACTTTGATGGAGAGATCAAGGGAGACCTTGAGGTCAAGGCTGAGGGTACAGAAAGCTTGATGGCTAATGAAGTACGTAGCCAGAGACTCATGCAGTTCTTGGGTGTGGTACAGAACCCAGTGTTGGCTCCATTCGCCAAAATGGACTACATCATCCGTGAGATTGCTAAGAGCATGGACCTTGATCCCGATAAGGTTACCAACTCCATGCAGAAGGCTGCTGTTCAGGCAGAGATTCTGAAACAGTTCCAAGCTGTAAACCCACCTCCAGCTCCCCCAGCGGGTGCTATGGCTCCAGGAGGCGCTCCAGGGGGTGCTCCAGCGGGTGTACAGGTTCAGGATACCCAGGGTAGCGGTGGAGGCCAGATAGGCACAGGGACGGCTCCTACGCCTGGTGAGCCAGGGTTCAGTGCAAACACTAACGAGGGTGCCCAGTGAGCAGTAAGCTAAAGATGTTTGTAAACGACCCAGAGCTTTGGGACTCTTTCCTTAAAGAGACTGATGTTCGGGTGCAGCAAGTCCACAAGAAGTTGGGTCAACTGGTTGAACCCTACGAAATCTACAGGGCACAGGGTGAGCTTCAGGCTCTTCAATCACTACAGAAACTAAGGGATAAGGTCAATGGTGGATGAGACCCTAGAAGCCTTTGGGCTTACCCGTGAAGATATGGAAGCAGCTAACCAAACTGCTGCTGACAATATGCTTCCTGTCCCCTATGATATCCCAGGGGAAGAAGGACCTGTACGAGATGACTCTTTTGGTGCTGTAGCCCGTGATGCTGCTTCAAGTGCTTGGGAATCTGCTAGAGAGTCTTTTGAAGCTAGAGGGACAGAAGAGGGTGTAGCTGGAGCTATCCCTAAGCTAGATAATGAGGTTCTTGATAAGTTTCGCTTGGGTTTGGGCTATGCAGCTGACATGGGTTTGGCTGGACTCGAAGCCTCTGATGCTGCTTGGAGATACTCTGTTGGTTTGCTATCCGAGGGTCTAAAACCTCTAGGCGCTTCTCAGAATACAAGAGAACAATTTACTCGTGACGTAAGTTCTATTCCAGACGCCTTTATGGGTAACCCTGGTACGTTAATGGCAGACAGGCTACCTTCTGCTGGTGAGGCCCGTACGGGTACGCGTATGGCAGTTGAAGATACTCTTGATGCTATGCCTGAGTATGACCCTAATAGGGTTAACATTTTTGGTGGTATTGGTGCAAGAAATCCTGGTGTTACAGGATCAGGCAGGCTTATTGAAGAAGGTGGTGAAGCTATTGTACCTATGCCTAGACTAGGTCTTGTGAGAGATGCAGAAATCACCCCAGAGTTACTAGACTACAATACTCAAATTAGACAAAAAAGAGGCTTACTTGATAGGGATACAATAAATGAAGGGGATAATATTCTTTATAGACCCGACAGGGCTTACAGATTTATCGGCTCTGGTGGTTATCAAGACTTTGTAGATTCGGGTTTAATTAGGGCCAAACCAAACGGTAAAAAAGAGTATGAAGATGCGTACTTTATGTCTGGTAAATCTTCTAGTAGGTACGGCAGTGGTGAGTCTGGTGACTATATGATTGAGGTTATAAAGGATGATACCTTTAGGGTAGACTCCTCAGGGGCGTACGCTAGGCCACCTCAAAACCTAACATCTGAGAGTCCCATTAGGGTTTATAAACGGAATGAAGACGGGACATTTTCAGTCGTCTTTGATAATATTGGGGATCAAGCTTTACTGCCAGATGCACCTCAAAACTTTAATAAAGGAGGAATGGTTTTGGAAGACCAGATGAAGATTTTCGCAGAGGGCGGCATTGCTGATGATGGCATGAACCGTGACCCTATCAGTGGCAACGAAGTTCCTCCAGGTTCTCTCGCTAAAGAAGTGCGAGACG